GTAGTATAAATACTTAACCTTTTGTCTTTCAGTAATTAAAGTAACAAAAGGTAATACTTAACACGGGACAGTCGAGTCCCTATTCATCTGCGGGTATCCATTCCGCAAGTAACTAAAGGTAAAACAAATGTTTAAATCTGTATTCGCAGCCTCCGCTGCTCTGTTCGCTTCTGCTGGCGCTGCCCTTGCAGGTCCCTACGTCAACGTCGAAACCAATGCTGGTTGGGTTGGCGATGACTACACTGCTGCCACGACAGATCTCCACGTAGGATTTGAAGGAGAAGCAGGTGCTGCTTCTTACTACATCCAGGCTGGTCCTGCAATCGTCGCTGTTGACGGCGAAGAGACTGACACCCAGTTCTCTGGTAAAGCAGGTGTTGGCGTCCCCGTTTCCGATGCCATCGGAGTATATGGTGAGCTCTCCTTCCTGACCGCAGAAGACGATGATGACTTCGGTCTTGGTGGTAAGTTGGGCGTCAAGTACAACTTCTGATCGTTCATATAGACACATAAACATCTAGATGTTATACTGGGGGTGCGACGGCATCCCCTTTTTTTATGAAAGATTATTTTCTAAAAATAGTTAGTAGCCCGATAGTTCATCTTAATATTATTACTATTGGAATGATAGCACTGATAGGGGCACTGCATAACCATGCTCACTTCACAATGAATCAAGACGCAGATGCTTATGTGAGACAGTGGTGTAGATCATCAGCAGAAAACAAAAAGATCTGTATCAGCTATGGCGGTGACATGGACTATTGACAAAACTTTATCTTTCCTATATAATATGTAAAGATTTATAACGGAGTGTAACATGACCGTAACAACTAATGAGCGTGGACAGCAAAACCTGTTCGCTAAAGAACCTCAGATGTATGTCTCTCAGACCGACGCAGAGCGTTATGGATATGAATCATACGCTGAGAGAGCTGAGAAACTAAATGGACGCACTGCTATGCTTGGATTTGTTGCTGCTGTTATCTCTTATAGCGTCAGTGGTAGTGTATTTTTCTTTGGTGTCTTCGGATTCTGATTAGGAGTACTTGACAATGACCGAATCATTCTTTACAATACTCAGTGTCACATTCTTTGTAATGTTGGCTAAATCTATAGAACAACTAGCAGAAACTTACTGAACAATGGCCTACACTGTTACACTTCAAACACCTGACGGAACTCAAACCATTCAGTGTGAGGATGATCAATACATTCTCGATGCAGCTGAGGAAGCTGGTGTTGATATTTCATATTCCTGTCGTGCTGGAGCTTGTTCCTCTTGTGCAGGTAAGTTGATCTCTGGAACAGTTGATAATTCTGACCAATCTTTCTTGGACGATGAACAAGTTGAGGAAGGATGGGTTCTGACTTGTGTGGCTTATCCAACATCAGACTGTACAATTCTTACGGAACAGGAGGAGAACCTCTAAATATGGCACTACTAGCAACCGCTGCTATCCTATTGGCAACATCCACAGGAGCAGCTATGATGACTCAAACAGGAGATCAAGAATGATGACTAACCCCAACGCACTTTATGAGGACATGGATAAATTAAATGCCCTCTATGAAGAACTCTGTTGGGGTTATGATGATGAATTGATCTTCACACATGATGGTGAAAAGATTTTAGTTATTAACAAAACACAACAGGAACATAAATGAAGTTTCTAATGTTCACTAAGGAATCTTGTGGTCCTTGTGGTCTCGTAAAGAAATACATCAATACTCTTAAAGATGCGAGATCAAAAATTATTGAAGAAGTTTTCCTAGAGGACTTCAGTGATACTCCAATTCCTCAAGAAAATTTAGATCTAGCAAAGAAGTATGGTGTTACAGCTACTCCTGTGTTAGTCATTACAGATTCTGAGGGTATTGAACTTGAGAAAAAGATAGGTGGTATACAAATCACCCAATCTATTAAAAAGTTATACGACAAATATGGTATTACCCAAATGGTTTGAACAAACCTCGGATCTTCCATACGATCGTCACACCTACAAGGTCCACACCCAAACGGGTTCGACTCATATACTTGACAATTACATGGAAGTCCAGGCACTCTGGTTTCAACAAGGTAAATTCCTCTCACATGTAGAGGTTTTAGACGTAAAAAAAGGATTCAAAAAGGAGAAAACAAATGAACGAAAACGCAGAAAGAATTAACGGTTGGGCAGCCATGATTGGTGTCATTGCAGCTATCGGAGCCTATGCTACGACAGGTCAAATTATTCCTGGAATCTTTTGAAGATATACCTAGGACTATTAGTAGGATTCGTCATCGCATACTTCTTATTAGATGTTACTGATGACGATAATGATATGGACGGGGGCATGATGATCCCAGTATATCAAGGGACTCAATAGAGTCCCTTTTTTCTAAATAGAGATGCGTTGTTTTCTGTGGAATGCCAGAAGAAGTAAAAAAAGAAGATCCCAAGAAGAAAGGTATTCTTGGTAAATTGAAGGAGGCAGCAGATGACAAAGAAGAACAGCTTGCTATCCTTTCTACTTTTGTTAGGCTTGGTATCCTTGTTTGGAGCGGCGGAATACTCACGCTCGCTTATATTAAACTTCCCCCCGCACTCGGTATACCAGAGCAGAAGTTAGATCCGACTTTTATTGCCAGCGTCTTCACCGGAGTTTTAGCTACTTTTGGTGTCCAAGCAGCAAAGAAAGCAGGAGAATCTAGTAATGGTGGTGGTGGCATTACCAAAGCAGATATGGAAAGATTGATTGCTGCTGCAGCACAAACTGCACCTGCTCAAACTATTCGTGTGGAGCAAGCACCAATTAAGTTCATCACTAAAGATGATGAACCACCTGTGAAACCTACCGTGTAATTTTATGACCTTCTTTAAATGGGCTGCATTGGGAGTTGGTGGTGTTGTTGCCATAGCACATATAGGTGTTCTGGGACACATTATTACATCAACAAAAGTGCCAGAAACACCAGTCATTAATTTCCCCAGAGGAGATTATTCCTCATATAAAATTGAGGCAGGTAAAGAAGGTTATAGTATAGAATATAAAGCAAACGATCCTGCTGTTCTTGAGTCACAAAAATCTTTATCTTTAGATAAAAATAAGAGTGGATTTTTTGGTGGCAAAACTAATGAAGTTAGAAGAGAGTGGCGTAAAGATCAATTCACTATGGATGGAACTAGAAATATAGGAGGTGCTGCCATAGATGGCGAGGGAAAGTCTGCAAAAGAAATAGAGTGTATCGTGGCGGACGCTGGAGCACGGTCACAAGGTGCGATGGCAGGAAGTAGTATTGCTGCTGGTGTTGGTGTTCCTGCTGTGATTGGTATTCCATATGTTGGATGGTTAGCAGCTGGTTGGGTATCACTTTTGGGTGGTAGAGTAGGTTCTAATATTGGTTCTACTGTTGGTTCTGTGTTTAACGATTGTTAATATTTTAAGGTCACGAAGTCATAACAAAACATAGGTATAAAGACGCAAAGATAGTATAGATAGAGTAGTTGCACAAACACTATGAAGTTTGTATTTGGTCTTCTTGCTACATTATTTTTTGCTATGCCAGCATGGGCAGTAGATGTCTCAATGGGTTCTGGTGGGAACCTAGTATTTGAACCGAGTGAGATTACAATCTCTGCCGGTGAGACAGTTCACTTTGTGAACGAAGCATTACCTCCTCACAACATTATTGTTGAAGGTCGTGCTGATCTTTCTAGGGAGGCATTAATGTTTGCACCTGGAGAATCACAGGATGTTGTATTTGCTGATAAAGGGGACTATACTTACTGGTGTGGTCCTCATCAGGGGGCTGGTATGATCGGAACGGTTCATGTTCAATAAAATCAAGGAGTGGGGGGAAACACCTCCTCCCCCTCCAGATTGGGTTACAAGAGAAGAAGTTCAGGAGATGATTGATGCAGCAATTCGTAAACACAATCGTAATGCTTCTATCATCAGCATGTGTGTCGGGTGGGTTGTCTTGGCTTTATTTGCTGAGGGACTACTAAGATTGATTGGTGTCGTTCCACCATTAACCGACTGGTTAGATTTAAGTTTAAAGTAGAGGTACAATGAAAGTTGGAATGATTGGTTTAGGTCGTACTGGTGAAGGTATGGCGCGCCGTATGATTGAAAAGGGAATTGAAGTTTGGGGGTACAGTAGTACTAACTATGAAAATGCCTGTGGACAATATGAAGCAGGACACCTTAGTGGATGTGTAACTTCATTAGAGTATCTTGTTCGAGCAGTTAAATCTGATGGTAAGAAATTTACTAGTGCCGGTAAAATTCCTGGCATCTTTCAAATTACACTCCCAGAAGTAAAGGTAGAAGACACACTTGATGAGTTACTACCATTACTTGAGGAGGGTGATATCATTATTGATCATAGTAATACTGACATAACAAAATGTCAGGAACTTGAGAAGTATTGCTCCAAGTTGGGTATATCCTATATCTTCTCTGGTGTGTATGGAACACCAGGTTCCATTAATGTTTGCTCTAAAATTTTCCAATCCTTATCACCTGGTAATGTGAAATGATTTTATGCATTGGACCAAGTACTATTGTCGGAACACTAACAACTGCAATACTTGGAGTTATGAGTCCAGATAGTGTTAAAACCTATGT